GGGGAGGGCTTGCCGGAGGATCCGGAGAGCCAGCCCCTCTACACGCCCGTGCGGGGACGGCCCTTCCGGCTCCCGGACGCCGTCTTCGACCGCGAATATGCTGACGTCACGCTCGACGGCGACGGTTCCGAGGTCACCACGAAGCGGCCGATGCTCGGCGTGCGCCTGGCGCTGTTCCCGCCGGGCGAACCCCAGCAGAACGGGCTGCTCTTCGTGCCGAGCTGTGGTGAGCGCTTCATCGTCCGCGACGTCCAGCCCGACGGCCACGGCCATGCGAAGCTGATGCTGATGGTGGCCGCATGACCTCCGAGGAGCTGCTCGACCTTGTATTCGCCGCCGTCGCCGGCGCCGGCACGGATGCCGCAGATCGCGTCTACCGGCCAGGCGATTGGCCGACCCAGGGCGACCAATACCCGGTTCTGAAACTGCGGGTGCTTGCCGAGACGAAGCAGTCGCTCGGCAAAGGGCAGGTGCAGTTCAGCGTCACGACGACGGTCCAGGTCGTCGGCGAGGTCTCCGCCGCGGCGCTGCCGCGCGACCAGGGAGCGAACGATGCCGAGCGCAAGCTGTGGCGGCTGGCGCGGCAGGCCGAGGTCGCGGTGATCAATTCCTACCCCCTCTTCTGCCAGGTCGAGCAGCTCGCCAGCGTCCAGACGCAGCTCGCTTTCAACAGCGAGGGGGAAACTCATCTGGGCGGCATCGATATGCGCCTCGCCTTCGACCACTATCAGGGCGAGGAGGACTTCGCGCCGATCCAGGCCGACGAGATTCTCGAGGTGACCGTGGACGCAACGGCGCTGCGCCCCGCCGGCGCGTTCCTGAATTTCCCATCCTGAGGAACGTCTATGCGAATTTTCGAAGGCTCCGGGCGCCTCGCGCGCGACCCGGCGACGATGCAGCGCCTGCCGGCAGACGGCCTCGAGGTTCCGGACCGGGACGTCCACTGGGCTCGTGCGCTCGCCGACGGCGACGTCACCACCACTCCGCCGGCCGCGCCTCGTAAGGCCGCGGCCGCGGTTCCACCCCCCTCCAAGACGAAGGGCCAAGACCAATGACGGTTCCGTTCAGCACCATCCCCGCCGGCCTGCGCGTCCCGCTCTTTTACGCGGAGATCGACCCCAGCCATGCCAACTCGGCGAGCCAGCTGCAGCGCACCCTTCTCATCGGCCAAGTCACCGCCGACGGGACGCTAACGGCCAACGTGCCGGCCTTGTCGCGCGGAACGGCCGAGGCGCGCGCATCCGCGGGCCCTGGCTCGATGCTCGCCGGCATGGCGGCCGCCTATCGGGCGAACGACCCGGCGGGCGAGCTCTGGTACCTGCCTCTGGCCGATGACGGCGCCGCAGTCGCGGCGAGCGGGGCGATCGCGTTCACGGGCACGTCGACCGCGGCCGGAGTTCTTCACCTCTACCTGGGCGGAACGGCCGTCCACGTCGCGATCGCGAGCGGCCTCACCGCGGCGCAGGTTGCGACCGCGGTCGTGGCGGCGATCGCCGCAGCCCCGGATGTCCCGGTGACCGCTGCCGTCGATGGCGTCGTCTCGTCCAAGGTCGACCTCACGGCCAAGAACAAGGGGCAGGCCTCCAACGACATCGACGTCCGGCTGAACTATTATGGTGCCGGGGGCGGTGAGACCCTGCCGGCGGGGATTACCGCGGCCGTTACTCCGATGGCGAACGGAGCGACCAATCCTGCGCTCGCGACCGCTCTGGCCAACCTCCAGGACATGCCTTTCGACGTCATCGTTCTCCCCTACACCGACGCAACCTCGCTTGCGGCGATGAAGGCCTTCCTGAGCGACACGACGGGTCGCTGGTCGTGGACATCGCAGGTCTACGGCCATTGCTTCACCGCCTATCGCGGCACGGCCGGCCAGCTCGCCGCGTTCGGCACCAGCCTCAACGACCAGCACCTGACGGTGATCGGCTTCAACGACAGCCCGTCGCTCAAATACTGCGTCGCTGCCGCCTTCGCCGGCGCGGCGGCCGTCAGCCTTCGCGCGGATCCCGCGGTGCCCCTGCAGACCCTCGCCGTAGCCGGCATTCTCGCGCCGCCGATCCAATCGCGCTTTTCGCTTTCGCAGCGCAACACTCTGCTCTTCGACGGTATCAGCACGTTCCGCGTCGACGGCGGCGGCAGCATCTCTATCGAGAACCTGATCACGACCTACCAGCTCAACGGGCAGGGGCAGCCCGACGACAGCTACCTGCAGGTCGAGACGATGTTCACCCTGACGCTGGTCCTGCGCCGGCTGACGGGGGCGATCACCACCAAGTTTGCCCGGATGAAGCTTGCAGCCGACGGCGTTCGTCTCGGCCCGGGCTCCCGCGTCGTCACCCCGTCCACCATCAAGGCAGAGCTCATCGCCCAGTATCGGCAGCTCGAGAGCGAGGGCTTCGTCCAGAATTCGGCCGCCTTCAGCCAGGCACTGGTCGTCGAGAAGAACGCGGGCAACCCGAACCGAGTCGACGTCCTCTGGCCCGGCACTCTCGTCTCGCAGCTGCGCGTCTTCGCGCTGCTCGCCCAGTTCCGGCTCTCCTGAGCCCCACCCCGACTAGGAGACACCCTCCCCAATGGCAGACCAGAATCTTCTCGCCGGCGTCGCTTACGTCACGATCGACGGCCGCTCCTACTCGATCGTCGGGGAGGGCACCTACCGCACCTCATCGAGCAAGCGGGAGACCCTCCGCGGCCAGGACGGGGTTCACGGCTATTCCGAAGTCCCCCAGGAAGGGAAGATTGCGTGGAAGGGGCGCGACCGCGGCGACCTCTCCATTCATGACCTCAACGAGGCCTCCGACGTCACCGTCGTCCTGGAGCTCGCCAACGGAAAGACGGTCATCGGCCGCAACATGTGGCGCTGCGGCGACCCGATCGAGGTGAACACCGAGGACGCATCGTTCAGCGTCGAATTCGAGGGCGCGGAGGTGACGGAGAACTGACATGGCCGATCCCCAGGATATCCCCGAAGAGCTCATCATCACGCTGCGCAAGCCGGTCGAGTTCGGCGGCCAGGTCTACTCCGAGCTCAAGCTCCGCGAGCCGACCGCCGGTGAGTACGAGCAGGTCGACAACGTGAAGGGTGCGACCGCAACGGACATCCTCATGGTTTCCCTCGTCAGCGGTATCCCGAGGCAGGTAGTCGCCAAAATCGGCATGCGCGACGTCGGCGAGGCTGCCCGGTACCTCGGCCGTTTCATCTCCTGAGGCCGCCAGACTGGCGACAGCGGCTGATCCTAATCGCCCGAATGTTCGGCAAGCTGCCCGACGAGGTCAGCACCCGGCCATGGTCGAAGCTCAATGCCTGGCTCGACTGGGCCAAGGCAGACTCACCCTGAGGTGACCGCATGAACCAGGCCACCTTCGGCGTCGCGATCGTCGCGAAAGATCAGACGGAGAAGGGGTCTGCCTCCGCAGAAAAGCGGATGGGAAGGATCCCAAGGGCGGTATGCAAATCGACCGGCTCGGCGCTGCGCACGCTTGGCTCCGTTGAAGCTGCGGCGGCCAAGGCGCTCGGCGGAAAGTCGATCACCACCGGCATCACGACGCGGCTGTCGGCGGTCCGCGAGGCCGGGGCTGCAGCTGGTGAGGGCCTCGGCCGCGCGGCCACCGCGGGCAGCGCCCTCGAGGGGGCGCTCGGCGCGATCGGCGTCGCTGCAGGAGCGACCATCGGCGTTCTCGCCGCAGCCGGCTACGCTGCCTTCAAGCTTGTCGATGGCTGGTCGAAGGGGGCAGCGGCGATCGGCCGCACTGCCGATACGATCGGCGTCGCCACCCGCGAGCTCCAGCAGTTCCAGGCGGCAGGCGAGCGGGCCGGCGTCGACAAGGGCGCCTCAACGGGCGCTCTCGGAAGCATCGCCCAGACGCTGAACGACGCGAAGTACGGTCGCAATAGCGGCGTGCTTCAGCTGATGGGGAAGCTCGGGCTGAAGTTCAAATACGGCAAGAACGGGGAAATCGATACGCAGGCGATGACCCTGGACATCGCTGACGCGATCGCGCGACAACACAATGCCCAGGCCCGCAGGAGGATTGCGGGGTTTTACGGAATCAGCGACGCTGCGCTGCCGATGTTCCTGCAGGGATCCGGCCAGATACGCGCCGACATGGACGATGCCGACAAGCATGCGGCGGTGATCGACGACGCCGGCATTGCCAAAGGCCGCCGGATCGCCCGCAAGAGCGCGATCGTCGGGCAGATGAAGGACAGGGCCCTGTCGGCCGCCGGCGAAGCTGCGGCCGGGGTCACGGAGGGCGGGTACGACGGCGTGATCAAGGCCGGCCGGTACGTCATGGACGGATCGACGTCTTTCTCGCGCTCCGTGCACAACGATTTCGCTCCGGGCGCGCGGACTATCGGCCGGGCTGCCGACAAGATGGACCGCGCCGCGGACCGCATGAGCGGTGTAAGAGGCGCCGGCCGTTTCAGCTCTAGCCAGATTGCGTCTCTCGCCCGACGTGCCGAACCTCTGAAGCGCGAGGGGATGCGGTACGGCTTCACCGAGGCGGAGGCTGCCGGCATTGGCGCCAACATCATCCTCGAGAGTGGCGGCCGCACCAACGCCCGGGAGAGGGGCGGGTCGGGCCGGGGCCTGATCCAGCTTACGGACCGTGCGCGCAAGCGCCTGTTCCGCAAAGTTATGGGCGTCGATATCGAAAACGCCTCGCGAGATCAGCAATGGCGCTACATCCGTTGGGAGACGCAGCACTCGGAGGCGGCGAACTGGCGACGTGCCCTGGCGAGCGGTCAAGATCCCGGCGCCATCGCAGCAGGGTATGCGCGCTACGTAGAGCGGCCGGCGGACAAGGATCGGGACAGCGCCGAGCGGTCAGCGGTGGCAGACGCTATCCCGGTTCACGTCACTGTGGAGATGAGGGGTGCGCCCCCGGGCACGCGGACCAGCGTCAAGGCGGGACATCATGCGGCCCCGCCCGCGGTAAGCAGGGCCTTCGTCTACGAGCCTGTCCACGGCGGATGAACGAGAGCTAGCGGTTAGCACCTGTCGCGTCTTTCGAGCACGACAGCCAATACATATCGGCCTCAGCTGATGTCCTCGGGTCAGCAGAGCCCCAGCACCACCCGCGGCTACGGAGCAGGCGGTAAACCGCATCACGGCGCGTGCAGATGGAGCCGCCTGGATCTTGCCCTGACGATTTGCACGCTTCGTCCAGCTTCCGCTCAAGCTGCAACAACTCGCCATCCGGCAGCGCCCTGTAGGCCTCAGAACGAACGATTCTCCGCTCTAGCTCGGCAGTTCGCTGCCTCGTTCGAATGAGGGCGCATCGGTTTCTTGCTTCGAAGCCGCAGACTTGGTTCCTCACCTTGATCCAAGCCCGCTCTTCGTCTCGAAGCCTATGCCTGTCGATCAGGGGCAGCTGTGAAGCGAGGGCGCCGTAGGCCGCGGTGAGCTTTGCATCGGCATCGTCATACGCAGTCCAATTGCCGCTCTGGATGGTGCCGGCGGCACTCCCGAGCGCAAGAAACGCGATCAGCTGCTGTATCATCCGATTTTTCTCCGGCCGCTCCTACAACTTCCGAGGCTCAGGGAGGTTCATGAATGGGCCTTCTGAGCCAAGGGCTGCTCCCAGCCTCATTCCGTGGCGTGCCGTTCGCGGTCGTTAACGACGAGCTCGCCGGCGGCCGCCGCCAGGTCGTCCACCAGTATCCCGGCCGGGAAAAGCCCTGGGCCGAGGACCTCGGACGGGCAGCGCGACGCTGGCGGTTTCGCGGCTTCATCGTCGACGGAGATGTCGTCCTCGCCGGCGGCCCGATCCAGCTGCAGCGAGCCTTGCTTATAGCGGCGCTCGAGAAGGAGGGGCCCGGAACCCTCACTCACCCGACGCTCGGCATTCTCAACGCCAGCGTCATCGGCTTCACGGTCGGTGCCGATCTCGGCGCCGGGAGGGTGGCGAACCTCGAGATCGATTTCGTCGAAAGCGGGAAGAAGAGCTTTCCGTCGCTCCTGTCGAACTCGTCGAGCCTCCTTTCGGCGTCGAATCTCGCGACTGCCGCCCTTGTGGTCGATGGGGCCCGCGCGGTCGCTATCGCTGCCAAGGCGGCAGGCCGCAGGTCCGACCTGGTTGCAACCACCAGCCTCTGGAGCGGGCGAATCGTTTCGCTGGGCGGCGACGCTACAGCGCTGAGCCGACTGGCGACGGTATTGCGCGGTTCGTACGGGCGATTCGCGAGCGGTCGCAACGCCGGGCTCAACGGAGTCCGCTCCACGCCCTATTCGACCAGCACCACAATCGCCGAACTGGTGGCCGCAGCATCGGCGCAGAGGGTGGCCATCTCGGACGCCGCGGCGGCCGCTGCATCAACGGCCAGCTCGGTAGCCCTGGCCGACGCGGCGGGTTTGGGGGCCAGTCTCGCATCGCTCGTCCTCGCGCTGGCACGGGCATGCGCCGACCCGGCCGACGGCATCCGCCTGCTCGAGCAGCTGGCCGGCACCTCGTTCCTCCATGCGGAGGCGATGACGCCGATCGGGAAGGCCGTCGGCACCATCGTCCGAAGGAGCGCGGCGGCCGCTATCCTGTCCGCCTCGGCCGATTACCAGCCGGCGAGCGCGGACGATGCAAATGCCACGGCTGCGCGCCTGGCGGCCTTGGTTGACGTTCTCGCAACCGAGGCGGCGGACGCCGGCCATGATGCGAGCTACAAGGCGCTGCGCGGCGGCCGCGCGGCGATCGTCAGGGAACTTCGGGCCCGCGCAGCGACGCTCGCGCATATCGCGACCTTCCGGCCGGCGGCTCCGCTCCCAGCTCTGGTCTTGGCCCAGCGTTATTATCGAGACCCCGGCCGGAGCGATCAGCTGGTAACCCAGCTCGGCGCTGGCGTCGTCAGCCCGCTGTTCATGCCGACGGAATATCAGGCGCTCGCCTCGTGACAGGAGAAGAGCTTGTCATCGTCGCCGGCGGCTCGAGCATCGCGGGATGGGAGGATGTGGAGCTGACGCTCCTCGCGGAAGGCTTCCCGAACAGCTTCTCGATCGGGATGTCGTCAGGACCCGCCGCGGCGGTGCCCACCGCAGGCGACGATTGCGCGATTTTTCTCGGCGGCGACGTGGCGATCACCGGCTACGTCGATCGGGTCCAGGCCACGGGAGACGCGATGAGCCACGCGCTCCGGCTGAGCGGCCGAGGGAAGACGCAGGATCTCGTCGACTGCTCGGCTGAGTGGCCTTCAGCACAGATACAGGGAAATGCGCTCGAGATCGCACGAAAGCTCGCCGAGCCGTACGGCATTCAAGTCACAATGGGGCACGGTGCCGATCCGGGCCCGCGGGTGACGCCATGGGCGCTCAATTTCGGTGAGACCGCGGCCGAGATCGTCCAGCGCGTTGCTCGTAATGCGGGCTTGCTCGCCTACGAGGACAGGGAGGGAGCTCTCGTCCTTGCCACCCTCGGCAACGACACAGCCGCCAGCGGCGTCGCCTACGGCGGCAACGTTCAAGCGTGGTCGGTCACCGACAGCATGGATGGCCGGTTTTCGGATATCGTCTGCTGCTCGGGCAGCGTCGATGCCGTGCTGGAGCTGCCGGGCGGCGATTTCTTCTGGGTCGAAAAGGACCCGAACGTCCGCCGGCACCGGCAGATGGACCTAGTCCTCGAATCGGTCGCGACCGACCCTTACGAATTCACGAAGCTGAAAGCGCGCTGGGAGGTAAACCGCCGCGCCGGCCGAGGTTTGCTCGTAACAGCCACCGTCGATAGCTGGCGGGACTCCGACGGCGCTCTTTGGAAACCGAACACCATCGTACCGGTGTCGCTCCCGCCGCTGCCGAGCGGGCTCAGCCTCTCGCTCGCCGAGGTAACCTTTCGGCGGTCGAACGAAAGCGGCACTACCGCGGACCTCGTGATGATGCCGTCGTACGGTTTCGCTCCGGAGCCGCTCGTTCTGCAGCCGGTCAACCTGGCCGATATTGAAGGGCCAGCCGGATGAAGCGCTTCATCGCGAACATCTTGGGCATCGGCCGCGCTACGCTCGTCGATGATGACGGTGAGCTGCAACTCGTCCAGGTCACGGAACGAGCCTTTGGCGCGGGTTTTGCGGATCGGGTCCTCGACAAAGTCCGGCGGGTCACGGAATTCGGCTTCAGCAGTGTGCCGCCGCCGGAGGCGGAGGTGCTTGTAATCCGCCGCGGCGGGGACCGCAGCCACTCGCTCGTGATCGCGACCAGCCATCGGCCCTCTAGACCCCGCGGCCTGCAAAGCGGCGACGTGTGCGTCTACGACATTCGTGGCGCCCGTATCCTGCTTGGGCCCAACGGCATCGAGGTCGACGGCGGGGGCCGCCCCGTCACGGTCCGCAATACGCCGAAGGTGCGCCTCGAGGCCGACCTGCTGGAGGTCACCGGCGACGTTGTCAGCCGGGCCGATGGCGCGCGGGTGAGTCTCAACGGGGTGCGCGATGCGTACCACGATCACAAGCATACCGGCGTTCAGGCGGGAACCGCCACGTCTGGCCTTTCCGACCATGTGAGCGTCTGATGACGGATATCGCGACGATTTGGGACCGCGAGCAGGGCCGCGGCGACTGGCTGAGGGACGCTCCGGACCTTCATGTTATCCTCGACGCCGAAGGTCGATCGCTGCTCGACACTGGAAGCGACCCGCTTCTGGACGCCCTCACCGCCTACACTCCTGGAACGGGGCTGCTTGAAGGCGGAGACCTCGCCACCGCGGTCATGATCAGCCTTTTCACCGATGCCGAAGCGGGGGCTGACGAGATCGTTCCAGATGGCTCAGGAGATCCTCGCGGCTGGTGGGGCGACGCCGCCATCGGATCGAAAATCTGGCTGAGGCTCAGGGGGAAGAGAATACCCGCGACGCTAGAGCTGATCCGCCGTGACGTCGCCGAGGCGCTGCAGTGGCTCCTCGAGGACGGCGTAGCCGCGCGCATCGACGTCGACGTCGCCTTCTCCGGTAACGCAACTCTCGCCGTGGCCGTCACGATCGTGCGCCACAGCGGCGCCGCGCACACGCTGTCCTACGAATGGGCCTGGAGGGGCGAATAGCATGCCGTTTCTACGCCCAACCCTCTCCGACCTGCGCAGCCAGGTCTCGGCCGACATCGCATCGTCCTTCCCGGGCGCCGACCCGCTGCTGCGCTATTCGAACCTCGGGATCCTCGGCGACGTCGTAGCGGCGCTCGCGAACGGCCACTTCGGCTATCTCGACTGGATCGGCAAACAGTCGGTGCCTTTCACGGCCGACGGCGAATATCTCGAGGCCTGGGCCGGCCTGAAAGCCGTTTTCCGCAAGGCGGCGACGCGCGCGATTGGGCACGCAAGCTTTCCCGGCACGAACGGAACCGTCCTCCCGACGTCCAGCCTGATCATTCGCAGCGACGGCGTGACGTACAGGACGACCGCGGAGGCGGTGGTGGCTGGCGGCGTGGTCGTGGCCCCAATTCTCGCTGACGCCGGCGGCGCGGCGGGCAACGCGCCCGCCGGCACAGCCGTGACCCTTGGCGGCGGCGTCAGCGGCATCGCCGGCGACGGGGTGATCGAGGCCGCGGTCACCGGCGGCGCGGACATTGAGGACGACGATTCCCTGCGCAGCCGAATGCTCGCCGCCTATGCCGCGCCGCCGCAGGGCGGGTCCAAGAGCGATTATATCGAGTGGGCGCTTGCGGTTCCTGGCGTAACCCGCTGCTGGGTCAGCCCCGCCGCGATGGGTCCCGGGACGATCGTTCTCTACTTCATGCTGGACGACAGCGAGGCGGCGCACGGCGGATTCCCCCAGGGGACGAACGGCGTTGCGACTGCCGAAACGCGCGACCTCCCCGCGACGGGGGACCAGCTCGCACTCGCAAACGCGATCTTCCCGAAGCAGCCGGTAACGGCGCTCGTCTACGCGGTCGCTCCGCTACCCAATACGATCAACGTCACCTTGGCCGGGCTGGCGTCGGCCGATTCCGGAACGAGGAGCGCGATCGCCGCCGCCGTTCGCAAAGCGCTTCTGCTTACGGCCTCGCCGGGCGGCGTGACGAACATCTCGGAGATCGAGGGCGCGATCGCCGCGGTGGCTCACACGTCCGGGTTCGTCATCACTTCCGTCACGGCCAGCGCCGGTACCGTCTCTCCAGGCGCCGCGGGCAATATCGTCTCTACCCGCGGAAGGCTCCCGGTCCTGGGGGCGATCACCTACCTATGACCGCGCGCTACTCCGCTCATGACTATGCTCGTGCCGCGGCCGCCCTGCTCCCCCGTGGCCGCATCTGGCACGGCGAGCCGGGCACGGTGCAGGGGGACACGCTCGAAGCCATCTGCCTTTCGTTCGAGCGCTCGGATGCGGCAGCTATGCAGCTGCTCGGCGAGAGCCTTCCCGGCGAGGCTCTTGCGCTCCTCCCAGAGTGGGAGACCTCTCTCGGCCTTCCCGATCCCTGCGTCGGCGCTGACGCAACCACGACGCAGCGTCAGGGGCAGGTACGGGCGAGGTTCGTGGGCGGCGGCGGCCAGTCGCGCAGCCGCTACATCGAATTCTCGGCGGACCTCGGCTTCGACATCGCGATCAGCGTCTACAGCCCCTTCACGATCGGCGGCGCTGTCGGGCGTCCGCTCGCTTCTGAAGCCTGGCGCTTCGCCTGGGGCGTGACGGTGCTGGCCAATCACGGCGGCCTTACCTCGAGCGTCCTTCGCTGCGAGCTCGAGGCGGTTAAGCCGGCCGAGACCACGATCATCCTCCTCAGCTGAAGGTTTCTCCGCATGCAGCGTATCGATGGGCCGACGGTGGTCCACAGCCTCCCCGCGCCCGGGCCGGTAGTCGGCACCCCCGGATTCTTCACCGGCGGCGATCCTTCCGTTCCGATTCCGCCGACGGTGGTCACCGCCGACTGGGCAAACATGATCCAGGAGGAGATCTGCTACGTCGTCGAACAGGCCGGCTATAGCCTCAACAAGTCCGATCACACGCAACTCTTCCAGGCGCTGAACCACCTGTTCGCGCTGGCCGACGGCGGCGCCGGCGGCGTCACCTCGGTCAATGGCCTTGCCGGAGCCGTGGTCCTGACTCTCGCGGCTCTCGGCGGCGTGCCGGCGGCACGGCTGCTCAGCGCGGGCGGCCTTCTCAAGGTCGACGGCGGCGCAAGCGGAGACCTCTCGGCCGACCGGACGCTGCTCGTCCCGAAGGCGAGCGGCGCCGACGTCCTCGCCGGCGCCGACGACTCAAGCGCGATCACGCCGAAGGCCCTCCACGACGCCTATGCCACCGTCTTCGGCGCCAATGGCTCGCGGACCTCGCCCGACGGGTTCATCGACAAATGGGGCTATCAGACCGAGTACATGACGAGCGAGCACGTCTTCTCGGTCTCGTTCGACGTCCCGTTCCCAAACGCCTGCCTGGGCTGCCACGCGATTGTGGTCCAGGGCAGCGCGAGCATCGCCGGCGATTACACGATCCAGGAGCTCGCCGGCTCGATGTCCGCCGGCGGGATCAGCTTCATGGCGCAGAACGAAGCGAGCGGGACCAGTTCCGCGGGCGTCGGCGTGCGCTGGCGCGCCTGGGGCTATTGAGCGGAAGGACGAAAGCAAATGCGCGTCAACAGCTATGCCGCTCCAGACCGGTCTCTGACGGGCGAAGAGAAAGTGCTCGGCGTCCAGGACGGCGAGACGGTCGCGATCCCGGTGAATATGATCGCCGGAGAGGGCCTTCCGGCGGCGGGAGGCATCGGGGGTTCGGAGGAGGTGCTCCTCATCCAGGCGGGGCAGACCCGACGGGTTCCGTTCTCCTCCGTCGCGTCCGCGATCACCGGTCCGCTCGAGGCTCCGCTGGAATCGCTCGTCGCCAGCGCTGCGGCGGACGCGGTCAGTTCACAGGCTGCGGCCGGACAAGCCGCCGCATCAGCGCTGCAGAGCCAGGCATCGCAGCTCGCTGTCGCCGCCGCCCTGGCCGCGGCCGGCCCCGTGAGCGAGCTTCCAATGCCCGCCGCCACGCGAACGATTCTCTCGGCTCTGCCAAAGACCGGCGCGGCGATCCTTTTCGAGAGCGGCCATGAGGGGATCTTCGTCTGGACCGGCGGGGACCTCTCCGCAAAGGTGCTGATCGACAGCGATCAGGGCCTCTACGTTCCCCCCAGCTCTGACACGACCGGCGCCTCTGGCGCATGGGTGAGGTCGTTCAACGGCCCTAGCTACATGACCTGGTTCGGCTGGAAAGGCGACGGCACGGTCAATCCGGCAGCAGCATTCGCGCGCGCGCAGGCGCTGGTACCCAACGCGCGGGGCGATCAAATCCACTTCCCGCGAGGCAGAGTCGTCATCGACGGTCCCCTGATCGTCAACCGCGTCATGACTCTCATGGGCTACGGGTCGGGCAGCTCCAGCTCAATCTTCGATTCGGCCACCCGTATCGAACACCCTGCTGGGACAAGCGCCTTCCTCTTCCTGGCCAACGGTCCGAACGGGATCCAGGGAGCGCAAGGCGCGAAGATCCGTGACCTTTCGACGTACCAGCCGACGCGTCTCAATACCTCGGCCACCGCCAACTACACCGCGGGCAGCCGCGCTATAACGATCACCGCTGGCACGAACGATTACGTCCCCAACCAGGTGATCGAACTCGTCGGCGCCGGCCCGGTGATGACGTCGGTCGACAAGGTGGCCGCGATGACCAGCGGCTCCAACATCGCTACGGTCACAGGCGGCACGGGCAACGCAGGCGTTCTCACCGGCCAGCCGATTACGATTCCCGGCGCCGGCGGCGGGGGCGCCGACCTGGTCGGGTTCGTCGGCGCGTGGTCCTCGACCACCGTCACCGTCGTCAACGCCGCTGGCGCCGCGCTCAACGCCGGCTCAACAGTTTCGGGCAAGGCATACTCGATCACCTGGCCGCTGATCGCCCGCATCGAGTCCGTCTCCGACAACACGATCACCCTCGCCCAAGCTTGGAGCGATAGCACGACCGTGGTCGGCGCGAAGCTGGCCCATTGCGACGCCGGCATCTACACCGAGGTCGTTGTTCAGGGGTCGGACGTTGAGTGCGTCGGCGCACATGCTGCCGTAGTGGGAGAGGGCAACAGCGGAAGCGGGGCCGGGTTCAACACCGATCACACGTCCTTCGACAAGAGCATCCTCGCCGGCTATAAGTACGGCGTCATCACGCTCGGCTATGACGGGCAAATCTGGAAGCTCGACAAGTGCAACATGGCAGGGCCGGCAGTTAGCCTGCTCGACATGTCGTTGATCGGCTGTTGGACCATTGGCTGTCATTTCGCCTTCAACCTCTCTGTCGTCGTCCCCCTCCCATCGGCCACGCCCGCGATGGCGCTCAACTATTTCGAGGGCGGCACGTCTTGGTGGGGCAACGGGAAGTGCTACGCGTTCGGCTGCATCGGCTTCGACAATGCGAACGGCTGGTTTCATCAGGGAGCCGCTTTCAACGCCGCCTATGGGAACTCGCCGCCGATCATCGCCGACAACATTACGGTGCTCGGGACGAAGGGTGGAAACTCTGGAGGCCTTCGTGTCGCGGGTCCCGCCTATTTCAATGACATCAGCTATCGGCTGCGAATCGAGAACGGCTCCGCAGGCCGCCCTTTCGGCGCGACAGGCATTGGCCTCGAGCTTTACCAGGACGGAACCCGCTCCTGGCTGTCCTCGTACGACGCGACGACAGGTGGCTACGCGCCGCTGAGGGTTGCGGGCAGCGACGTCGAGATCGCGATCAACGGCGCGGTGGTCGGCGCATGGGGGGCGGGCGGCCTGGACCTCTCGTTGGGGAACGCGCTCACTATAAACGGCACTCGGGTCGTTGGGGCGAGGCAGACCGGAACCGCGGCAAATGCGACCGACCTCGCCTCTGCGATTGCGCTGGTCAACGACCTCAAAGCCAAGCTCACCAACCACGGCCTCATCAGCTAGGCCACAGGAGACGTAGATGCTCAACGTCACATTCCACGCCACTTCGAAAGAGGCCGCGAAGGCGACCCTGCTCGCGAAGACGGAAGCCTCGGACGATGACGCGCTCACGCCGGCTGTTCAGGCAGCCCTCGAGGCGCTGATCGACGCCATGCCGGAGATGCCGGAGGGTGGGTCGATCCTCGTCAGCTTCCGGGCCAACATTCCCCTTGGCGGCTATGGCGACAACATGCTGCTGGAAGTCGCGTTCCACGACACGGATCTGACCGCGGCCTGATCCGCTGCTCTGGTCCCCGATCTTCTCAATTTGACCTGAGCCGGCATCACCAGCGTGACCCTGACTTGCGCCGCTCCGCTCGGCACCTCCACTCCGCTGCGGCCTGAGCAAGCACAGGCGACTCGATGAGCGTCCGCGCCGCCGGCGCCGCGGCGGCGCGCGGACGCTCGTAATCGAACCGGCTGACCAGCCACCCGCTGCCGCGCCGCGGCGGCTCCACGAACACTGTCGGGAGAGCGTCATGGCGCTTCAACAAGGCCTTGGTGAGCTTCTCTCGGCCGCGGCGACGGGCGGCGGCGCCCTCAAGGTGATCGAGCTCGCCTGGGACGCTTGGAAAGCCCGTGGCGAGCGCCGGAAGGCGACGGAGAGCCGCGAGGCCAGCGACGCCGAGCTGCTCCACAAGAGCGAGGTCGAGTTCCGCGCCCACCTGCTCGAGCGCGTCCGCCAGCTGGAGGAGCACGACACCGCCAAGTCGGCGCGGATCCAGGAGCTCGAGAACGAAAACGAGCGGCTTCGCCGCCGCATCCGCCAACTGGAGGACAGCCATGGCGCAACCTAAGCTTCGCCGCACGCCTTGGGATGGCACCCTGAAGCAGCCGGTCCCGCCGGACATGGACGATCTGCTCGGCCGCATCGACCGGCTCGAGCGCAAAGCCGCGGCCGAGCGCGGGCTCGCCGCTGCGGCGCACTGATGCCGGCGCCGGTCGGTGCCGATGACGAGGCCCGATCCGGGCGCGGACTGCCGGCGCACCGCGCGCGGTTGGGCCTGGCGGATTCCGGCGCTGTCGGATCGCTGGCGCGACAACAAGACCCGATTCGACGTCGCCAGGCCAGACCAAGCCGCGCGCTGAGCCCAGCGCGCCGACACCTTTCTTCCCGATCAAGGAGCTCGACCCAGTGAAACGGATTATCTCGGCGCTCGCCGCAGCGGCGCTCATCCTCTCCGGCTGCGCAAGCGGAGGCCTGTCCAAAAGCGACAAGGCCGTCATCGCGGGCGTCGGCGCCGTTGCCGTCGGCGCGGCGGCCACCCTCGCGCTCAGTGCCAGGAGCCAGCACGCCGAGCACCAGGCCCACATGGCGTCGACCTGCGGCGACGCGCCGCGCTCAAGCGTCTCGATGGACGCCGCCGACTGGTACATCGGCCCCACGCTGTGGGACGGCAACCACTCGCCGGGCATGTCGCTTCACCCGCGCCCGCACCCGTCCGGGACCGGCTTCGTCATCGACTTCCCCAGCGAGCCGGGCCAGAAGGTCGACTACGTCACCACCAGGCTCGACGGCCTCGCCGGCAAGACGTCGATCGAGATCGAGTACGAGCTGACGCTCGATCCGGGCGTGGAGGTGAACGCGGTGCCGGAGCCCGACAAGGGCGACACGGGCCATTACCTCGCCCAGATCACGCCGCACTTCCAGCAGGCGGGTGACGACTGGTCGGCCGGCGGCAAGTACGAATCGATGCGCTGGTACTTCGTCCGCGGCTCGCAGGGCTATCTGCAGCCCGGCGTCCACACGATCATCGCGCCGCTCACCGCCGGCTGGACAGCGACCCAAACCTCGACGCAGGACAACAACCCCGCCGGGTTCCGCGCTGCGATCGAGCACGCGCAGTGCATCGGTATCGTCTTCGGCGGCAACGGCATCGGCATCGGCCACGGCGCCAACGCGACCGGCCACGCATCGGCCTGGATCAAGCGATTCGAGATCCGCTGATCGAGCACTAGGGCTGCGGACGGTCCGCGGTCCGTCACCCGGAGAGACGACCATGAAGATGATCAGGTTCGCGGCCTTGACGGCCGCGGCGTGCCTTGCCGCATGCACCACGCCCAACGCGGGGGCGCCGCCGGGCGCCGGCGACGCCACCAACTCGGCGGCGACTGCGCCGAAGAAGCTCCACATCGACGAGGTCCAGGTCGCGGTGTCAGCCGCGATCGCGGCCGAGGGCGTCACGGCTGGCTTGGCGGTGAAGTGTCCGAAGGGCATCGGCGGAGAGTTCGCGGTGTCCACCGCAAGGCAGCTCTTCGACATCAACTACGGCGGTCGGCTGACGGAGGCGCAGCGGAACGCCGTTGACGTCGCGCGCAAGCTTCACGACAAGGCCTGTGGCACCGTGATCTCGCAGGTTGCCCCCTCCGCGGATCCGGCGCTGGCGCTGGCCAATCAGCGCTCGGGCTGAGGCCGCTTAGACGGCCGGCCGCCGCGGCGATTGAGGCGCCGCGGCGGCCACTTCATCCTTTCCTTCGAATGCGCTCCTGGAGCACGGGCAGCCCGCCATTGAGCCGAGGCGCCAACAGGTATATCGAGACACGTCCGCCGGCCGAAGGGCCGAGCGGGGGTGCCGGGCTGCCACCCGGCAACCGACGAGCATCTGGACGACCCTCGTCACGCGCGGCTGGCCCAGCCGCTAACGCCCCGCGCCCGTGCACCGGGCGGGGCTCTTCTGGAACAAAATCAGCTATGGAGTCGACCCTTCTTGAGGTTCGGCCGGTATCCCCGGTCGCGCCTTATATCGGCGGCAAACGCAATCTCGCCCGCCGCCTCACTGCCCTCATCGATACGATCGACCACAGCGGCTATTACGAGCCGTTCGTCGGGATGGGCGGGATATTCTTCCGCCGCCAGCGCCGCCCGCGCGCCGAGGCGATCAACGATATCAGCGGCGACGTCGTTACGCTCTTCCGGATCCTGCAGCGCCACTACCAGGCGTTCCTGGACACCCTGAAATGGCAGCTCTCGAGCCGCGCCGAATTCGAGCGTCTGATGCGGGTCGACCCGACGACGCTGACGGATCTCGAGCGCGCAGCGCGCTTCCTCTACCTTCAGAAGACGGCGTTCGGCGGGAAGGTCTCCGGCAGGACCTACGGGGTCGACGCGAAGCAACCGAGCCGGTTCGACCTCCTCAAGCTCGTTCCGATGCTCGAGGACGTGCACGATCGCTTGGCTTCCGTCTCGATCGAGCAGCTGCCCTACGGAGCGTTCATCCGGCGCTACGACCACCCGGGCGCGCTCTTCTACCTCGATCCGCCCTACTGGAACTGCGAGGAGGACTACGGCGCCGGCGTGTTCAGCCGTACCGACTTCGAGCTCCTCGCCACCCAGCTGGCGGAGATCCGTGGCCGGTTCATCCTCTCGATCAACGATACGCCAGGCGCGCGCGACGTCTTCTCGGCTTTCTCGATTGAGGAGGTGCAGACGACCTATTCGATTTCGTCGGCCTCGGCCGACGGTGCGAAGAAGGCGGGCGAGCTCATCATCCGCAACTAGCGGTTGACGCGGCCGCGGCCGCGCCGGACAAGGGGCGCGCCCTTTCGGCGCGGCCGTCAGCCCGCTTCACCCGGGGGTATAAGTCGGGGTACGAGCTCCGGCACGATCCGCGCGAATCGCGCATTTCCGCCACTTTCGCGCACCTATGGGCCGGAGGGTTTCTCCGGCCCATTCGGCGCCGGCGGGCTGATGTCGCAGCCCATCAGCAGCTTGAACCCAGGTCGCTTAGGATCCAGCAGGCCGAGCAGCCGCTCCATGTTCTGCAGGGGGAAGTCGACCAGAATCTTGTCGTGGACGAGCATCGCGCGGCTGACGCCGCCGATGAAATCGAGCGCCGCCACGCGGAGCTCCGTCAGCTCGGCAAGTAGCCGAATCTCTTCTTTTTCCGCCTCATCCACCGCGCCCGTCTAGCGAACATCCCGAGGAGCCGCCATGGCGCTCACCGTCCCCCAGCTGCGCGGCCTCGAGCCGCGCGCCAAGCCGTACAAGGTGGCCGACGCCGGCGGGCTCTTCGCCCTGGTGCCGCCGTCCGGCCGGATCTCGCTCCGGATGAAATTCCGCTTCGGCGGCCGCGAGCAGCTCCTCACCTTGGGCACCTTCCCGGAGATCTCGCTCGCAGAGGCGCGCGAAGCGCGCGACGAGGCGCGCCGGCACATCCGCGGCGGCCGCAACCCGGCCGAGCTCCGCCGGCAGACCCGCGCCGCGGCCGAGCTCGAGGTCATCCAGGGCCTCGCCTTCGAAGACGTCGCCCGCGGCTGGCATGCGCGCCAGGCGCCTACATGGTCTCCTCAGCACACGAAGGACGTCCTCGACTCGCTCGAGCGCGACGTCTTCCCCGCGATCGGCGCTCTGCCGATCGGCACGATCGACACGCCGAAAATCCGAGAGGTCCTCCGCGTGGTCGAGGACCGCGGCGCCGGCGAGACCGCCAGGCGCGTCCTCCAGCGCTTCAGCTGCATCTTCGCCCATGCGATCGCCGACGGCCTGGTCGTCGCGGATCCGTCGGCGCCGATCGGCAAGGTCCTGAAGCAGACCGGCCGGCGCAAGCGCCGGCAAAAGGCGATGCTCGACCTCACGCCGCTGCGCGCGCTCCTCGCCGCAGCCGACGGCGCCGCCGGCGGCGGCCTGGTGAAGCTCGCGTCGCGTCTTCTCGCCCTGACGCTGGTCCGGCCGGGCGTCGTCCGCGGCGCCGCATGGTCCGAGTTCGAAGGCATCGACTGGTCGACCGGCGCGGCCGACAACCCGGTCTGGCGCGTGCCCGCCGCGCGGATGAAGCTCACCCGCGAGAAGAAGACCGACTCCGAATTCGAGCACCTGGTGCAGCTCTCCCGTCAGGCGGTGGCGGTGCTGCTCGAGATCCGCGCGATCGCCGGCGGCGGCGAGCTGCTCTTCCCGAATCGACGCGATCGCCGCCGCGGCCTGTCCAAGGGCGCGATCGCCGCGCTCTACGCGCGCGCCGGCTTCGCCGGCCGGCAGGTCCCGCACGGCTGGCGCGCGGCGTTCTCGACGATCATGAACGACCTTCACCGCGCCGATCGCGCGGTCATCGACTTGGTCCTGGCGCATACGCCGAAGGAAAAGGTGGAGGCCGCCTACAACCGCGCCGAGCACCTCGAGCGCCGGGCGGAGCTGCTCCAGGAATGGGCGGACCGGCTGGTCGGGCCGGTGCACGAAGATGCACCAACATGCACCAATATGCATCGCAGCAATGCAAATATGCATTTCGAACGCCCCGTTTCGCCTCCTTCGCCGTAGCTGAGGCCGGTCGGAAGCGCTGAGCGAGGAATTTCGGAGACGCGACAAGTCGCCGGCTCCCCACGGAGAGCCCTCCGCCAGCGTCAGCTGGCGGTCGGGAGATTGTTCTTGGTCCGGCGGGATCGGTATTTCGGGCTTTCGAGGCCCGTTCCGCCAGACAAATAGCGCCGCGCGAAGCGCGTCCGCTTATATTTATCCCTGCCGGTCGGGATTCTCTGGCTTCGTGTCAGTCGCGCTCCTGTCGAACGCGCGACCGAGGCGGGCGAGCGCGTCTCCCAGCTCGCCACGGCCGGCAAGGAACCGGGCGGCTTCCTCGCTCGACGTCCGATCGAGCATCGCCTCGGTGTCCTCGCGGTCCCGGTCCCTGTGCGCCAGGGCGTCGCACGGCGCCGGCGGGCGCAGCTTGCCGAGGAACAGCCTCACCAGCCCGCCGGCGCGCCCCCTGAGGGTGAGGCCGTAGGCGTTGGGGATCTGTCTAACCTGGGGGCCGACGTCGTTGCCCGTCGGCTCCGCCCGGTGAATCCAGTCCAGGAAGCCGTGCTCCTTCAGCCGAGCGAGGCACCGGATCACGGTCCGGACCGAGACCCTTGCCTTGTCGGCGATCGACGCCTGGGCGGGGTCGAGGCGGCCGCTCACGAAGTCTGCGAAGCTGAGCAGCGCCTTCAGGACCTTGGGGCCATAATAGCCGAGCAGCCCGGCCGGCGCTTCTGGTCCCTTCGTCGTTTCGTTGAACCGCTCGGCCGCGGCGATCACGGCGTCGCGCAGATGCCAGGCCTCCTTCTTCGTCGGAGGCCCCGCCTCGAAGACGTTCGGCTGAAGCTGGCGCGCGACCGTCGCGAACGGCCGCCAGAGGAAGCGCTCCCGATCCCCCTCGTAGAAGCTGGCAGCCCTGACCGGCTGGAACGTCCGGGCGCTCAT